CCCCTGTGGCCGGAGTTCTGGACGATTGATGAATTGCTGGCCAAAAAGGCCAGTATGGATGTGCGGTATTGGCAAGCCCAGTACATGCAAGAGCCGACATCCGAGGAAGGCGCTCTTATAAAGAGAGAATGGTGGCAGGTGTGGGAGGCAGAAAGTCCGCCCCAGTGTGAGCACATCATCATGTCCTTGGACGCCGCCCAAGAAAAGTCGAACCGGTCGGACTACAACGCGCTTCTGACGTGGGGTGTCTTCAAAAACGAAGAGACCCAGAACTACAACATCGTCCTCCTTAACAGCATCAAACAAAGACTGGAGTTCCCGGATCTGAAGGCACTCGTGCTGGAGGAGTACAAAGAGTGGAACCCGGACACGTTCATCGTGGAGAAAAAGTCCAACGGTGCGGCGCTGTATCAAGAGATGCGGCGGATGGGCGTCCCTATCTCGGAGTTCACCCCGGGTAAGGGTCAGGACAAGATATCCCGAGTTAATGCTGTGTCGGACCTCTTTGCGGCGGGTATAGTCTGGGTGCCCGACCGCAGGTGGGCATGGGAGGTTGTCGAGGAGTGCAACGACTTCCCGAGCGGAACCCACGACGACTTGGTGGACGCTACGACACTTGCACTTCTTCGCTTCCGGCAAGGCGGGTTTATCCGTTTGCCCTCTGATGAACCAGAGTCAATAAAGTGGTTCAAGAGGAGTCGGGGCAACGGATTCTATTAGGAGAATTTAAATGGCCGTTGATAAAAGTTTGATGGAGGCTCCTCAAGGGATCGCGGTGATCGCGGCTGAGATTGAGCCTGTAGAGATCGAGATTGAGCTTCCATCCGAAGAGGATGGTGTCGTTATTGAGTTGATGAAGGCGGAGAGCCGCTCGGAAGGGTTTGATGACAACCTTGCCGAGTACATGAACGAGGGTGAGCTGCAGAGTTTAGCGGGTGATCTGATTGGTCACTGCGAGCAAGATCTCTCATCTCGCAAAGACTGGCTCGACACTTATATCAAGGGCCTCAAAATCCTCGGTATTCGTTACGAAGAGCGGACTGAACCGTGGCCGGGGGCGTGTGGCGTGTTCCACCCGCTTCTGATGGAGTCGGCGGTTAAGTTCCAGTCCGAGACGATCATGGAGACCTTCCCGGCGATGGGTCCGGTGAAGACGAAGATTGTCGGCAAAGAAACCCCGCAGAAGAAAGACGCGGCGATCCGCGTGGCTGATGATATGAACTATCAGCTCACCGAGGTGATGCCGGAGTACCGCCCCGAGCACGAGCGCATGTTGCTCAGCATGGCCTTGGCGGGTAACGCCTTCAAGAAGGTGTACTTTGATCCGGCGCTGGCGCGTCAAACGGCGGTCTACATTCCCGCTGAAGACATCATCGTCCCCTACGGCGCGGCGAACATCGAGACCGCAGAGCGTGTGACGCACCGGATGCGGAAGACGAAGAATGAGTTGAGAAAGTTGCAGTACGCAGGGTTCTACCGAGACATTGATCTTGGTGAGCCGATGCGAATTATGGACGAGGTTGAGAAGCAAAAGGCCGAGGATCAAGGCTTCTCAGCGTCGATGGATGATCGGTTCCAGCTCCTTGAGATGCATGTGAACCTAGACTTGCCGGGGTATCCAGATGTCGATGAAGACAACAATGAAACGGGAATTGCTCTCCCATATGTCGTTACGATTGAGAAAGGAACAGGGACAGTCCTTGCCATCCGCCGAAACTGGCGGGAGGATGACCCGCTTAAAGCAAAAAGACAGCACTTCGTCCACTACGGATACATACCGGGCTTTGGATTTTACTACTTCGGTCTCATCCACCTTATTGGGGGACACAGTAAGGCTGCCACCTCACTCCTTCGTCAGCTCGTGGACGCGGGAACCCTCTCTAACTTACCGGGAGGTCTCAAATCTAGAGGACTGCGGATTAAGGGAGACGATACTCCCATTGCTCCGGGCGAGTTCCGAGACGTAGATATCCCAAGCGGCGCGATCCGCGACAACATCCTGCCGCTGCCGTACAAAGAGCCGTCGCAGACGCTCTCGATGCTCCTCGACAAAATCATTGAGGAAGGCCGTCGCTTTGCGGCGGTGTCGGATCTCAAGATTGGCGATATGTCGAATCAGGCTCCGGTCGGCACGACGCTCGCCATCTTGGAGCGAGTGTTGAAGGTGATGTCGGCTGTTCAGGCCCGCATCTACTACGCGATGAAGCAGGAGTTCAAACTTCTTGCGGCGATCATTCGGGATAACACGCCGGATGAGTACAGCTACGAGCCGGAGATCGGCAATCGTCGAGCAAAGAAAGCGGACTACGATGACATCGATGTCATTCCGGTGTCGGACCCGAACGCGGCCACGATGTCGCAGAAGGTCGTGCAGTATCAGGCTGTCATTCAGCTAGCTCAGTCTGCTCCGCAGCTCTACAACCTCCCGCTTCTGCATCGTCAGATGATTGAGGTGCTTGGAGTTAAGAACGCGGAGAAGCTGGTGCCAATGCCGGACGATCAGACGCCTCGCGACCCCGTCACCGAAAACATGGATGCACTGACAGGTAAGCCGTTGAAGGCGTTTATGTATCAGGACCACGAGGCACACATCGCGGTGCACATGGCCTTGGGACAAGATCCGAAGATGGCGCAGATGATCGGGCAGAATCCGATGGCGCAGCAGATCACGGCATCGCTGCAGGCTCACATCATGGAGCACATCGCGTTCCAGTATCGCCGGGATATCGAGAAACAACTCGGTGCGGCGCTCCCGCCGTTGCCGCAAGACGAGAACGAGGACTACGACCTGCCGCCGGAGATCGAGGCGCAGTTGGCCCCACTCGTGGCTGCGGCTGCGAACCGACTACTGCAGAAGGATCAGGCAGAGGCTCAGATGCAGCAGGCCATGCAGCAGGCACAAGACCCGCTCGTGCAGATGCAGATGATGGACCTGCAGATCAAGCAGATGGAGGCCCAGACCAAGCAGATGAAAGCGCAGATGGACGCGCAGATTCAGCAGGCGGAGCTGGCTCGCAAGCAGCAGAAGGACCTCCTCGATGCGGCGGCACAAGAAGATGCCAACCGGCTTCGCGAGGCGGAGATCTCTGGGCGGCAGCAGCTTGAGGCGGCACGACTCGGGGTGGACATCGAGAAAGACAAAGCGGCTCGCTCTGCTCAGCAGGAGATGGAGGGGTTACGAGTCGGTGTGGATATCGCTAAGAGCAAAGAGAAGTCGCTCATTGAGCGCGTCAAGAGTGTTCAACCTAAAGGTGGCAGATGAGTTATTCAAACGCTCTGGAGTACCTTGACTCAAAACTCAAGGACGAGCGCACGTTGATTGTTGAGAACCTGATTCAGGGAAAACTTGATGAAGGTGAATACAAAAGGTTATGCGGGGCGTTACAGGGTCTCGACCTCGCTATAAACCACATTAAAGACCTTGCAAAACGTATAGAGGAAGAATGAGTAGCATCGACATTACTAAAACGCAGGAAGAGGCGGCAAAAGCCAAACTACTGCCGGACCCCAAAGGCTATCGAATCTTGTGCGCCATCCCGCACGTAGATGAGGAGTTTGAAGGGGGAATCATCAAAGCCGAGAACACTGTCCGTACCGAAGAGCTGACCACGGTCGTCCTATTCGTCATCAAGATGGGAGACCTCTGCTACAAGGATCAGGACCGGTTCCCGACTGGCCCGTGGTGTAAGGAAGGGGACTTCGTGTTGGTGCGCCCCTACTCCGGAACCCGGGTGGTTATCCACGGACGTGAGTTCCGCATCATCAACGACGACACGGTGGAAGCGGTGGTCGAAGACCCCCGTGGAATCCGCAGAGCTTGAGGTAATCCCACATGGCTGTAGAGCGAGAAACATTTAAATTTCCTGATGAGCTGGAGGCAGAAAAAGCCCAAGCAAATCAAGAAGTTAGCGACGAGCTAGACATTCAAATCGAAGACGATACTCCAAAGGAAGACCGGGGTAAGGCCCCGATGCCCAAAGACATCGTCGAAGATTTGGAAAACGACGACCTGAACGAGTATTCCGAAAAGGTAAGAGAGCGTCTCCGCCAGATGAAAAAGGTCTGGCACGACGAGCGCCGTGAAAAGGAGCGGGCGCAGCGGGAGCGTGAAGAAGCCTTACGGTTTGCTCAGCTTCGGGAACAGGAGAACAAACAGCTCAAGCAGCGTATCGGCAATAACGAACGCACGATTGTCCAAGAAGCTGAGAAGGCCGCTAATAACGAGTTAAGTGCTGCTAAAGAGCGGCTGCGACAAGCTTACGATACTGGCGATTCGACGAGGATTACAGAAGCTCAAGAAGCTCTGACGGATGCCAAACTGAAGATTCAGAGCATCGCCCGGGTCAAACCGACTTTACAAATTCAAGAAGAGAGTGTAGAAGAGAATCAACAGGTTCCGGCGTATCAGCCACAATCTGAGCCAGTCTCTGACCCAAAAGCGGAGGCATGGCGAAGAAAGAACGGGTGGTTTGGTGCCGACGATGAGATGACCGCTCTCGCGCTGGGCCTGCACGAAAAACTGGTCAAATCGGGCGTTGATCCTCGTTCCGACGAGTATTACCGCAAGATAGATGAGACTATGAGGCGACGATACCCCGAGGCGTTTGATGACGCTGAGGAGGAAGAGAAACCTCAAACGAAGCAGGTCCAAAAGCCCGCTCGCAATAAACCAGCTACTGTTGTAGCACCAGCTACGCGGGGAACTGCGCCGCGACAGGTCCGCCTGTCACCGTCTCAAGTCGCAATCGCCAAAAAATTGGGACTGAGTAACGAACAGTACGCACGTGAACTGATCAGACTGGGAGATGACAATGGCTGAAAATAGAATCGCTCGTGAACTCGAAAACCGAGAAGGCACTAAGCGCAAACAACAATGGACCCCGCCCCAAACGCTCCCCGAACCGGAGCCGCAAGAAGGTTGGGTGTTCCGGTGGATACGCACAAGTATTATGGGCACTGCTGACCCATCAAATACTTCTGCAAAGTTTCGGGAAGGTTGGGAGCCTGTGAAGGCCGAAGACCAGCCCAAGTTGATGATGCAAGGTGATCCCAACTCCCGATTTAAAGGGAATATTGAGATCGGTGGGTTGTTGCTCTGTAAGGCTCCGGCTGAACTAATGAAGCAGCGTGATGACTATTACGCGATGCAAGCAAAGGCTCAGATCCAGTCTGTAGACAACAACTTTATGAGGCTGAACGACGAGCGTATGCCGCTCTTTAATGAGAAGCGAACGACGGTCTCGTTTGGCAAGGGCAAATAAACTTTCTTTTTTGGAGTGACAAATGGCTTATCCTACCGTTAGCAAGCCGTATGGCTTGAAGCCGATCAATCTGATCGGCGGGCAGGTGTTTGCCGGTGCGACCCGTCAGCGTCGTATTGCCTCCGGTGCGTCAAGCATCGGTTATGGCGACCCGCTGAAGTTCGCTTCGGACGGCACCGTTGCTGTGACGACTGAAACGAGTACGGCTCCGGCCACCGGCTTTGCTGGTGTGTTCTTGGGCTGCACGTTCGTTTCTTCTGTGACGGGTCAACCGACCTACTCGCAGTCTTGGATTTCGGGCACCTCGGTCAAGTCCGGTACGTATATCACTGCGTACGTGGTCGAAGACCCGGATACCCTGTTCCAAGTAGTGGGTGTGACGGCTTCGCTCGTGGTTTCAACCTCGACGGGCTTCACGTACTCAGATATCGGCTTGAACGTTCCGCTTGTTGCGAACACGTTGAACACGACGACTGGCGATTCCCAGCAGGCTGTTCTCGTTGGTTCGGCTAACACGACCGC